AAATCATTGCTGCACTAGATAGTAACCGATTCGGTACGTCTTTTAAAGCTGAAGTTAAGTATACTCGTACTGATGATGATTATGTAAATGAAGCGATAGGATTATCCACTAACTTCTCTAGTAAGCGTGGAGATAGAGTGTTGTCTGTATTTGGTAAAGATACAGTTAATACAGTGAGTCCTATGGATTCTGTAGCTGCTGAGATTGGTAACACTGCTTATGTAGCGTCTACACTAGAATGGCGTGAAAGCCACATTCAAATTCGTGATATGACTCCTGACCAAGCATTTACTTATATGCTAAATAATAAGGGTCAATACATTGGTCAAAGTAAGCGTCTAGCTGTAGCAGAGAAAGTACAAGACTACATCATTGCACAAATGAATGTACCTACTAAGGAAGAGAAAGCTTTCTTGGGGGTTGTTCGTATGTTGAGTGAAGGTATTGAAGGTAAGGTAGGTGGTAAACCTGTTATGAAACTAGGTGCTGCTTTACGTGCTACTAAAGACTATCCAACATGGTTACGTACCATTGCATTCCATAGCTTCTTTGCATTCAATCCTGTTCAATTCTTTATGCAGGGTATGAATGCCTTTAATGCTGTAGCTATTAGCCCTCTACATGGTATTCGTAGTGCTAAGGCTAGTTCACTATATGCACTAGCGTTAATGAGTGACCAAGAGAATATTTGGCAAGCTGTAGCTAAAACAAACAAGCTGACTAGCTTAGGTTTAGGTATGTCTGAAGAAGAGTTTGTAGAAGTTGTACGTGCTATCCGCCGCACTGGTCTATTGGATGGTATTAATACTACTAGTTTATATGGTGCTGAAGTAGGTAAGTATGGCTTATTTAATAAAGTAACTCGTAGGGTAGGAGAACTATCTGCTACACCATTTAATGCTGGTGAGGGTTATAGCCGCCTAGTTAGCTTTGATATTGCTCGTCGTGAATGGATTGATAGTAATCCTGGTAAAGCATGGTGGGCTGATGATGGGTTAGCTGCAATTCTAGAACGTCAAGATGACTTGACACAGAACATGACTAGAGCTAATACAGCTACATGGCAACAAGGGTGGAAGTCTATCCCTGCTCAGTTTGTGCAATATCAAGTTAAGTTAATGATGAACATCATTCAAAGCTTGTTAGGCAATACTAGAGCGTTTACACAAAAAGAAGCTTTACAGCTACTAGTAACACATGCACTAGTTATGGGTACTGCTGGTAGTTTCTTGTGGCCTTTCCGTGATTTGCTTACAGATTTAATTCCTGATGATATGTCTGAAGAACAACGACTATACATCCAACAAGGTGTAGTTGCTGGACTCATTGGAACTGCAACAGAAGGTGAAGCTAAGTTAGCTCTAGGTAGTCGTTTCAATACATTCAAATATTATGAAGACATTGTTAAAGGCTTAATAGACCCACAGAAATCATTTATGGAAGTAGCTGCTGGCCCCTCTGGTTTTGCTAGCCTACGTCTATTAGGTGGCTTTGGTGAGGCAGCATCTATCATCGTTAAAGCCCCTATGACAATGACTACACTGAACACTGCTTTAATGGAGATTGGTAAAGGTAGTTTTTCATTCTTCAATAATATTCAAAAAGCACGTATTGCTATGGCTAACTATAACCAAGTTATGAGTAGTAGTGGTGGAGCAATGTATCGTGTAACTGATGTAGAAGCTTGGATGATTGGTATGGGTATTCCTCCTGCTGCTCAAGAAGACTTGTCCATTATGTATGAGAGCAGTAAGAAACATTCTGATGAATTAAAAGAAGCTGGTAAGGCTATTGGTAAGCATTCAATGTTAGCTCTAACTGCTTTACGTAAGGGTGACAGTGAAGGTCACAAAACACATGCTGCTATAGTACAAGCTATTCTGCATACTTATACAGGAAGTGACTTACAGCAATTGTATAAAGAAGCATACAAAGTAGAAGCATTTACTCAGTATGAGAAGATGCTAACAGATCAAGCAATGAAAGATTGGACAGTTGGCTAACCCTGCTGCATTAGCACAAGCTGCCGAAGCAAATGCTGCTGCTGTAAGAACATTGGGTGAAGCTGCTGGAACAATGTATAAGGGGTATATGGCTGGAGAAATGCAGGCAATTGAAGAGCAAGGTGCTGCATTACAGCAAGAGTTTTTTGTAAGTGGTCAAGCTGCTCAAGTAGCTGGTAGACAAGCTGCTGCTTTACAACGACAACAACCACAAGCAGGGAGTGTATTTGCAGAGACTATGCTTGGTGCAGGTGGTGAAGAAGCACGACAAAAAGCAACACAGATGTTGCAAGGTTATGACCAAGAACTTAATAGACTTAAACTAGCTGCTGATGGGGGAATGACTAATGAGCAATATGTATCTCGTGTAGATACTCTTACTAAACAAGCCATTGCTAAGTTTCCGGGTTTAGCTAACCAAATTCGTGAGCGTGTAGGTACAGTTACTGGACTACCATATGCAGATCGTTGGGCACAGATGAATTACACTAAAGAACGATTCACTGTACAGAAAGAAACTAAACAAAAAACACCTGAAGATTTAGCACTTAAAGACATTGAAGAAGCTGCTAAAACAGGTATGTTTGGTACTAATGAAGAATTGTTAACTGTCTATCGTACTGATCGTAGTCGTTATGACTCGTTAATGCGTGGATTTAAAGAATATCAAGCTACTAAATCACAATCAGACGTTATTAAAAATAATGTAAGTCGTTTACAAGGTCAAAGTGATTTAGAAGCCGACCAGAGTCGTGCAGCTTTTATGGCTATATTTGCTGGTGGTTTAGGTACGTCTGTACTAACATCTACAGTACAAGATAAAGAAAACATTTTTGGTACTACACTTAAACATATGAGTGAAGGTAAGAATGTTTCTGTTGACATTGTACCATTTAAAACACAAATTGATTTGCATGCTGCTCAAATGCGTACTAATATTGATGGTGCTAAACGTCAAGCGTATGCAACCATTGATGCTTATATAGCAAATAATCCTAACATCAGTGATAACAAACGTAAAGAGTTGTATGCTGATGTTGATAGGGCTGCTAATGCTTCTATGGCTCGTTATGCTGACGATAAGGGTATTGGTCTAGTTGCTATGGCTAATGTTATGAAGACCTATCGTGATAAGAGTTTACAAGAGAAGACTCAACTAGTTGACCTAGCAATTAAGCAACAATCTGCTATGCAGAATAACCCTATGGTTATGGCTTATTGGGCAGGAGGTGAAGCTCGGGAGAATTTAAAACGTACGAACCGTAGTTTCTATGAGTTTATGGTAGGCCAAGAACAAGAACTTACTAGTAGCATTTATGGCGTTCGTAACGACATTAAAGGTGCAACTGATCTAGCTAATGTACAACGTGTGATGGTTCAGGCTGGTCAATATCCTGCAGCCGTAGCTGTTGACCCTCTTGCAGATAAGGGTGTAACTCGTGCATCACATCAATCCTTAATGGCTAGTGCTCAAGAGATTCTTAAGAAGAATAGCTTTACACCACTTGAGGTTAACACCATTAGTGCTGCTCTATCTACGTCTACTCAATATGGTGCTAATAGTCAAGTTCTACGACAAGACTACCGTAAGATTGGTGACCGCATTGCTACCCTATCTGAAGCAGATCAAGCAGTAATTAAAGGTAATGTTAGTAAAAGTAGTGTAGCATCTATTAGTAGTATTAATTCAATTAAATCTGTTATTGAATCTAAATATAATACTAAACTAACTTTAGGTATTAATGATGCAGGTGAGATTAGTGTTGTCGTGCCTGCTCAAGCTGCTGCTAGTCTAACTAATAGACCACTAGTAGGTGGCACAGTATTTAACCAAGTGGCTGCACAAGAGTTTATGAAACAAACTAAACCTATGTTGAATAACATTGTGTTTGGTCGTTCAATGTTAACTAAAGAAGACCCTAAAGCAATTGGTACAGAATTTAGTAACATTATTAATAACAATGAACCTTACACAGGATTCTTCTCAAATGAAGCCAAGCCTGTAGCTAGTCCTTATGCAAATGCTAAAACACATGATGGTTATCCTGCTAGATTAAATGCTGATGGTACATATTCTACAGAGGTTTCAATTACTGTTACTGATCCAAGACTAAACAATGGTCGTGCTACTAATATTCCATCATTATGGAAAGGTCAAGAAGTTAGTGAAGAAGAAGCAGTAGCTAATGCTTTAGCAAGTGGTAAAACTTATCCAGCATTTAGTAGCATACAACAAGCTGTAAAAGCTGCACAAACTAGATCAGATGCAGGTGGGGCAGCTAATACAACACAAGATACTAATAAGCGCACTGCTAATATGGCTGATGTAGCTAGATTTGCTCGTGAAAAAGGTATGACAATTGATGATGCTATATCTCAGCTTGAGGCTGATGGTGTTGATGTTATGGGGCAGTGATATGGGAATATGGGATGATTTTCAAAAGTTTATGGGTGTAGGGCAACCAGCTACACAAGAAGTAGCTACTAAACCTACACCTATAGTACAAGCACAACCTAAACAAGAACAGACAACACCTGACCCTTTAGATAGTTATTTAGATAGGCTTAAGATGGCTGAGAGTAGCGGTAAAGCTACAGCTAAAGCTAAGACTAGTAGTGCTGCTGGTCACTATCAGTTTATTGAAAATACATGGGAAGAATTAACTAAACGGCATAAAAAACAATATACTCTAGAAGATAGATTTGACCCAGTTAAGTCTAGAGAAATTGCTAAGCTGCATGCTAAAGATAATAAGGAATTATTAACTAAGGCACTAGGTAATGAACCTACAGATACTCAACTATACACTGCACATTTTCTAGGAATTACTGGGGCTAAGAAGTTTCTTACAGCACCACCTAGAAAGCTAGCAAGAGATGTAGTAGACAAGGCACAGGTAAGAGCTAACAGGTCTATATTCTACGACTCAAAAACAAAAAAGCCACGTACAGTGGCTCAAGTATACTCTTTATTACAGAAGAAAATTAAAGAGTAAAAATAAGGGGCTTAGCGCCCCTTTTTCAATCTATTAGTTGTCCAACCATATTACTAATAACATCGCTATTAAACTTAGTATTAGCTTGTTTACGTTCTTCTTTAGCAATTAGATATTGCACGTTATGTAAACACTTATACAAATCTTCAATAGGTTTACCCTTATCTTTGTAACGTAACAGATATTTAAGGGCACTAGCTTCCCACCCATTCATATCATACGCTTCCCATACTTCCCAAGGTTGAACGGCACGTTCTTTGTAGTGATTACCACCATATTGTGTTGATAATACTTCTTCGTATTTCATACTTTTTCCTTTAGTAAAGCTGGAATTTTCTTTTCTTCTTCAAGACGTTTAATTTCTCTAGTTAATATAGAAATTAGTCCTTCTTGCATTAGCAGTTGTAACATGCGTGGTTCGATGTTGTCAAGCTGCACATCTACTGATCCATCCTCGTTCTCTTTAAGTACGGTTACTTCCATCTATTTTCTCCATAAAGCTATTACATAGCTGATGTATCTTACCATCCTCTGTACGAAATTGCAATACTATCTCAACTTGTTTATTAGTTTCGTATACCTTTAAGCGTAGATAACGTCGTAATGCTTCCATCATTTTGTAGCTGTCGTCGTTTGTCATGCATATTCCTTAACTGTTTCTTTCCTTGATGTACTAGTTTCTTAGCATAGCCGGGACTAACTCCTAGCATATTGCTAATGTCAGTATAACACATTCCCTCATACAGTTTTAACCATATAGCACGTTGCTGCTTATCTGGTAAACTTCTAAGGTCTTCTACCAACTGTGTTAACTCTTGAGTACCTTCACACAACGTTTCAGGTGTAACACTAGTGTACCCCTCAACTTCTAAATTTAACGCCTTGTAGGGCCGTTTAGAGGCTGTATTGATGGCAATGGTACACAACCAAGTATAGAAGCTACTTAACTCTTTGTTGTATGTTCGTAAATATTTGAACGCTGATAGAAATACATCTTGAGTAAGTTCCTCTGCTAGATGGTTATCGTGTATACGTCTCCTAAGAAACATATACACTCTTTTCCAATATTTAGCAAAGAGCAAGGAATAGCTTTTGCTATCCCCTGCTAACGCTTCACTTATTAGTAATTCATCTTCAGATTTCACAAACACCCGAACTACAAGCAAGTTGTTGAGCACCTTCAACATTGTCTGTATTTTCAATAAATGATTCCCAATCAATAGTTGTAGGCATATTTGCTTTCAACTCATTGTATAGAGTAGCATCAATCTCTTCATATGGCGCTTGCTTATAAGTACCACCGTCCCAAGGTAAGAAGCTAATACCACTAATCTCATCAAAGTGTTCCCATACCCATGCACCTACAGCAGGCCAATC